CCCTCTTTTTAGGGTATTACTGCTGGTTTTAATTGTCGGTGGCCTGTGGGCTATGGTATAAGATGGGATGGAAATATGATGATAAACAAGCTAAAAAAATGTTTCTCCTACGTGACAAAGAAGGTTTGGAATACCGAACCATCGGAGAACGATTCGGCACCGATGGAGGACACATACGAAACATTGTGCGGAACTACCGAAGATCCTTACCTAGCGGAACTAGCAGCCATAATCGCCCAATCCCAAGACAGCCGGATACTAACAAAGGAAGATTATCAACACCTACTAAAACTAAAGGAGAAAAGTAAAAATGGACATAAATAAATGGAAGTCAGTGGCTGTACGTAAGCCGACCTGGAACCTCTTGCAAGTCCTGTGCTTTAAAGAATACAGGAATCCAGCGTCGTTTATTGAGCTACTGGTCGATAAGGAAGTCGAACGAAGAGCTAAGGAAAAAGGAATGAAGGCGAAGGACTATCAGGTAAAAATTGAAAAGGAGTACGAAAATGGCGACACCGGAAAGAAATCTAAGCATCGTAAAAAGTAAGGAATGCCCCAAATGTAACGGTAATGGGTACATTGCGCTCTATCCTATAAAAAAGGACTTGTATAAAAGTGAAGAAAACTTTATATCTTGTTCTATGTGCACCCTAGAAGGTGCTAGGACAGCGGACAGTGGACCAGTATCAGTTAATTCAAGCTAGGGGCAGCATATCAATGAGTTACCATCATCGATCTTCCAAATTCTGCCCCTGGTCAAACAGGAGCTATATTGATTGCAACGTTTCCAGAACGAAGACATCTATTACCCGAAGAAAGAATGTGGAAAGCGGTGCTATGGAGAGCTTTTGATGATTGTATTTATGCAGGGTACGAACGCACTCTTATCGTCGCTAAAAAAGAATCCATTAAATGGTTTCAGGCTAGAGCCCACGACTTTATTGAAGTATGTAGTTTCGCTGGCTACGAACCTTCTTACATTACTCGGCACTACAATAAAATTTATTCCCTTGGAAAAATCAAATATGAAACTCATCAAACACAATATCTACGCCAAAGAGAGAAATATTTAAATGATCGAAGGCGACAGCAAGGACTACAATCTTCTAACTCAGGCAGCTGAACGAGTATCAAAACTCGAGTCTAAACAACCTTTACTGACTGCAGAGATTGGAATTAGACGAGGCCTGGGCACTAAAATTATATTAGAATATACCCGACCAAAAGACTCAGGATTACACTTTCATATTGGTATTGATCCATACGGAAGTCTTAACTATCCACATTATGATGACTCTGAGCCTTCAGTCGCTGATTATGATAGCGAAATGAAGAAAGAGCATATTAAAGATTTTGCCGACAAGGAAAATTATCAATTTATTAATATGACAGATATGAAATTTTTTGAAAAGTATTTTACAGGCGTCTTGTTTTATAACAAAGGCGCTGAGTATCATCTCAACACTTACCACTTGGTCCACTTCGATGGACCGCATATGACTGCTGCAGTAGTAGCGGAGACAGTTTTCTTTGCTCAAAGATCTGTGGTAGGATCTGTGTTCGTGTTTGATGACTGGCAAAAATATGATTCGCAGTTAGTTAAAAACGTAGCAGGCTCCTTTGGTTTTGAATTTATTACCAACGGAGAACGCAAAATGATTATGGAGAGAAAGAAATAATGAACTTCAAACTATTCATTCTAGGAGCAGCCTTGGTCTGTTTAACAGCCTGCTCTGAATTTGCACTCTTAGTGAGTGGAGGTAGTGTAGCGATGAGTCAAAATACTTATGCCAAAGTATATAATGGTATGGATGTATTAACGATTATGCGTACAGACAAAAGTATAAAGGGACACGCCTATGATAGTGCACAGAAAGCATGGGTAGGAGCTAAAGAAGGAAAAGATTATGTTTACGATAAAACCTGGGGGCTCAGTGACCGCTAAAAAACCTGTCTATAAAAACGTACACTGGAAACCTTTAGACGACCCAAACAAATTTCGCGAGGCAACGGGACCAAATAGTCCTGAAACGAAAGCTGATAGTACTGAACTGAAAGATGCGAAAGCACAGATCGAGGAACTTAAGAAAGACTTGGCCCAAGCGAAAGAGGACCATCAATATGATAATTTGGTTCACAAGAAAGAGTTAGAAAAAATGAATAAATGAAAGGCGGAGCGTTGCAAGATTTAGAACGAATGATCACAAAGGTAAAGAAAGAAACAAAATGGAAAGATATCCATAAGATTGTGGATGAAGCTCTCCGGAGAATCAGGAAGGGAGAAGTCCCAGAGCCCAAGTTCATAACAAGTGTATGTGAACGCCCTACGTATATTAAACACTGGGAATCGGCTCTTCCGGACGGAAATCAAATACGAATCCTGTCTGAAAGCGGCCTAGAGATTATTAACTGTCGATGGAGAAAATATAGACGAAATCACCGCTTGAATAGTGAGCTGGAAAGCGGTAAAAAGAAGTGAAGTACATTCTTATATTGTACTCTTTTCAGAGGGCGGGGCGCGAGAGTTAACCGCCCTCCTAATACATTAAGGAGGACGAATGCCAAAAAAGAAAAAGAAGAAAAAAGATAAGAACTATCTTAAAAGATTAAATAAGAAAAAAGGTAAGAAGAAAAACAAAAAGAAAAGAAAATAGTATGAGCAAAGCGTCTAAAAAACTGCGAAAACTTAAGAATCAACTAGATAAGCTGAAAGAAAAAGAAGACGATATTCTTTATCAGATAGAAGAAGCAATTGACGAGCTGGAAGAAGAGGAAGATCAATAGATCCTAATTCACCATGCAGAGTCTTATCGAGAGCTTCATTGATGTGGGTTCCGGATTCATCCTGGCTATCCTCATCCAGTTGCTGATTTTCCCCCTCTTTGGGCTCTATCCCACAATTCTAGACAGTTTAGGAATCGCTCTAATCTTTACCGTTGTAAGTATTACACGGTCATGGATTTGGCGCTTGGTCTTTAAGAAAATTAGTGTATATAAGAATTAGTGAAAAGTTTTCATAGCAACTTATAAACATCCCCTTCAGGCGAGTAATGAAAGTTGCTCGCCTGTTTCAGGAATGTTCTCTCTATAGGCCAAAAATACAACCTAGTCTTCGTACCAAAGCCCTTGTCGTTTCAAGCGGTTGATTGCTCTTGTCCAACCCCAGTCCTCTAGAAATTTAAATAATTTTCTCATATTACTTAACCTCTATGGTTTTGGGTTTCTTGCCTTCTGGAAGAATCTTGTTTAAAGAAACTTTCAGCAATCCGTCTTTCAACTCAGCGCCTTTGATTTCTACATCATCAGCGATAGTGAAAGCCTTCGAGAAATATCTTTTAGCAATGCCTCTATGGATCACTCCATTAGATTCCTTGTTATCTTTTATTTCCTTAACGGATTTGATAGTCAATAAGTTATCTGCGTAGTCGACCTGGATATCCTTCTTATTGTACCCTGCGAGCGCAACTTCTATATCGTAAGTTGTGTTTCCTGTTTTTACAATATTGTAAAAAGGGAAAGTAGACGTAGGTGTACGAAAGAATTCATCGCTGTCATCGAACATTTTTTCAAAATGATCAAAGATGTTGTCAAATCCTACCGAGATAGGTCTTAATTGATTAAAGATTGATGGTAATTTATTGATTGTCATGTAAACCTCCTTGTTTAGACAGTTTATAAATAGGGCCCTTAAAGGCACCCTTACCCCCTATATAAGCTATTTATACCAAATTGCAAGTACAGGCATGTTAATTGCAGTGGGGCTGCAATTTCTCCTCCCTATATAGATACTCTGAAGTATAACACCTCTTTCAAGTACTTTTACCTCAATAGTACCCTGAAACACAGAAAAACACTAATAACATAAGTATACCAACAACTATTCTTTCATAGTAGTACACAGAAAGTACACAGAATTTCATACTACTATAGGTAAGTCTAGAGGGCTGGTGACCTTTTGCTTGCTGTGGTATATATTTAGTCTATATTATCTTATATAGGAGCTAGAAGTGGATAGAACAGGTTTAACCATAGCCAATAGCAAGAAGACTCATTTACATTTGACGCCTAAACAACGTACATTTGCAGAGATCTTTGTGGCCAACTACCCGGACATTACGAAGAAGAAGGCGGCGGAGAAAGCTGGGTATGCTGTTGATACCTGTGAGAAATGGGGCTCGCTCCTAACTAATCCCGATAAGTATCCTCACGTGGTTTCGTATATTGAATCCATGCGTGAGAAGGGAGTGAGGTACTATAAAGATTATTTAAGACATCTGAAGCGTTTGGATAGTTTGTCCGATACTGCTGAAGGAAAAGGACAGCTTGCTGCAGCTATTAATGCTGAGTTTAGATTAGGCCAGGCAGCCGGTTTCTATATTGATCGTAAAGAAATTAAAACGCAGAACTTATCTGCATTGAGTAAAGAAGATTTAATAAAAGAGATAAGGAGCCTTAACCATGAGCTTGGTGAAAATAAAGTTGTCGAGATTGCAGCAGAAGAAGCTAAGGTCGTTAAAGCAGACGATGAAGAGGACAAACGACTTCTCTGATTTTGTTGCTGTTCTAAATTTCATTCACAATCCCGACATGGTCAGTACCCATGTGGGAGAGGTTATTGTCCATGCTGAAGAGAAAGATTAAAATTGGATATGAAGATCTGTTTATTAAACACATACAGTTTAAAGACGAGACTCTAGGGGAATATGATTCGACGGAGCAGAAGATCTATATTCAAAAGAATCTCAAGAGTCGTGAAGAAGGCAATACGTTCTTACACGAAGTACTGCACGCGGGCATGGAGATTTCCGGTTTAAGTGCAGACGGTGGTCCACTTAAAAATCAAAAACAGGAGGAGCTTACAGTAAATGCATTGACTAATTTACTGACACAGGTTATTCGTGATAATACATGGTTCTTACCTTATCTTTTTGGTGCAATTAATGGATCTATAAATGGCAAAAGGTCCCGAAGCAAAGCTCTGGCAACAACTCAAAAAAGGTTTAAAAAACTCACACTTAGTACGAATAGAAAGCAGAATAGGTCTGGGCGTTCCAGACGTTAATGGCTGCACTAATGGACAGACTTACTGGATTGAATTAAAGGTAAGTAAAGGAAAA